ATGGCATATCTACAAACAAAAGACTTTACTAAACCCGCTTCTGCTGGCGATTACGCTGGTAAAGATAGACATAGTATTGTCGAATTCAAAATAAAAGATAAAAAACAGTTTACCATTAGTGCTACAGCTACTGGTCCTAAAGTCTATGGTGTCTCTTATGATAAAAAAACAAAGATACTAATTTACAAAGAGTCATTATCTTCTAAAAAATTTAAAGACATATCTATACTTAAAATCTTTAAAGACAAAGATTTTGGTGGTGGCGCTGCTGGTTCTGGAGGTGGTGCAGACCTAACAAAGATTACTGAATCAGGTCAATGTTATTATTGTTCATATGCTTTTAATGTAAGAGGTGGTAAAATAACTAAAGCACCTACAATTAAAGAGTTAGGTCAGGCTGCGAGGTTTGTTCAAGCAGACATGAATTTATATGACGCTATGGATAAATGTCCTGACGAATGGTTTGATGTGTTTATTAAAACAGCAAATGTCATAGTAGAAACTTATAAAAATAAAGTTAGTGGTAATGTTTACTTTCATAGAGGTTCTAAATTTATGCAGAAAATCTATGAGGCAAAAGCTGAAGTTATGAAAATAGATAAAAGGTCGGACAATGTTCAAGCACCTGGTTCATTTAGTAACGATAAGTGGAATCCTGGTGATATATGGATGTCAACTTATGGCACAACAGAATATACTTTAACAAATAGATTTGAAACTTGGTCTGAATTAAATCAACAAGTATTGGAAAAGGCCGGCAAACTCGGTGGTAAAACAAAACTATTAGGGATATCATTGAAAAAAATTGGTGCTGGTGCAAGTGCAAAGATAACAGAATTTAATTTACCTAAAAGAGTACACAATGTCATGGCAAGTTTTGAGGGATTTAGATTTGGTAAAGTAGGTAATTTCTTTTCATCACAAGATATTTACATGTACATGAGTGGTCAAGAGGTGCAGTTTAGAACTTTTAGTGGTGATAGTGCATGGCAAGGTGAAATTAAGGGTGCTTCAGCAGCTGGTGGTAAAATCGGTGGTGGTAATGTAAACTTTTATTGTATGAAACACATAGGGCAAAATATAGGTGGTGGTCAAAGTACAAATTGGAATGAAAAGTCTATATTAAGCAAAGTTGATGATGAAAAGGTATATGAATTGTATGCAAAGTTTTATAATGAACAAAATACCTTTCAAAAGGCAGATTATCCTATTGTACCTAAACAAGAATTTCTAAAGTTATTTAAAGAACAATCAAGTAATTTTAGAGCTTCAAAGTATATGTGTATGTTATTTTTAGAAACCTTTTATAAAGGCACTCCTAGTAAGAGAAATAAAGTGGTAACTGAAATGGTAAGATATGCAGCTTCAAATACCGACCAATCCTCTTATTTCATAAAGGTTTCGTAGTATAAATAGTAGTATATTTGTTAATGGGTTGATGAAAAAAGTGCTTGCCAAGGCGCTTTTATTATAGTATAATGGATAAAAATGAGAGAGAAAAATGTTTAGTTTTAAGGGGTTTCAGACCCAAGATAAAAATACACACCTAGAACACCTAGAAGATGATATTATTAATAGAGGTGCAACTGGTGGAGAAAATGCAGTAAACTTCCTAAAGGCAGTTAGAAATATGCTAGCTGGTTCTGGTAAGGGTACTAACATGACCGTCAAATGGGACGGAGCTCCTGCTATTATTTGTGGTATTAATCCAGAAAATGGTAAATTTTTCGTTGGTACAAAATCTGTATTCAACAAAACACCTAAAATCAATTACACAGTTAGAGATATAAACAAGAACCATGGTGGTGTTGTAGCACAAAAACTAACTATATGTTTAGCACAATTATCCAGACTTAACATCAAAGGTATACTACAAGGTGATTTGTTATTTACAGATGACTTGAAAGATATAACTATAGATGGTGAGAAAATGATATCATTTACACCAAACACCATTACATATGCAGTACCGGTCAATAGTGGTATCGGTAAACAAATTGCCAGAGCAAAAATGGGAATTGTATTTCATACTCAATACAATGGTAAAAGTATGGACAATTTATCTGCTAGTTTTGGTACTGTTAAAGGTTCTTCAAGTAGAAATGTATTCTTAGCAAGTGCAGGCTATAAGTCAACAGCAGTTATGTTTGACAAATCAGAATTATCAAAGTTTGACGCACAGATTAGAATGGCTGAGGGCTCATTAAGAAAGGCTGCACCTATTTTAAATCTTATGAGTAAAAATATATCAGACGAATTATCTGTAGGTTATAGATTAAAAACATACTTTAATTATTACATTAAGAATTCAAATGCTGGTATGGATAAAGTTGCAACCATGCAGAAACAGTTTAGAGATTATTATGAAAACTTTATTAACATGGAGATTGATAGTAGAAAAACTCCAAAAGGTAAAGAAAAGTTTATCAAAGCAAAGAAAGATAATTTACAGTTTATAGATAGAAATAGAACAGCATTGTATTTTGCAATTGCAAGTCACATTACTTTAGGTGTGGCAAAAAATACATTACTACAAAAGATGAGTCAGATACAAAGTATAGGTAACTTTATTAGAACATCAACAGGTTATAGAGTAACAGCACCTGAGGGTTATGTTGCAGTTGATAATGTTGCAGGTGCAATTAAACTTGTTGATAGATTAGAGTTTAGTAGGCAAAACTTTACTATGCCGAAAGGTTGGAATTAATGGCAACAGGATATTTAACAGAACAAAATTTACAAGTTAGTAGAGGACTTATTCAAGGTTCTGAAGTTAGAAACATTTTTGGTTATCAAGTTTCAGGTGATACAACTTTAAGAGCATTATGGGAATTTGCAAATACAAACTATGTTTTTCCTACTTCAGCAATTACAATGACTGTTACATCAGCAAGTGCTAGTGATGACGGTAAATCTTTATTGATAAAAGGGCTTGACGCTAACTATGCAGAAATTACAGATACAGTTACTATTAATGGTGGTGGCGATATAAACACTAATATAACTTTCTTTAGAATTAATGATGTAATACTTACATCTGGTGAAACTAATGTAGGATTAATTACAGTACAAAATACAGGTAAAACTGTTAAGTATGCTGGTATTAGAGCAGGCGATGGTAGAAATCAAGCAAGTATTTTTACAGTACCAGCAAATAAATGTTTTTTCTTATATCGTATTGACGCATTTTCAAATGATAGTGCAGCTGCTAAACCTGCTATCTTTAGAAACTTTACAGTTAATGCTTCAGGCCAACAATACAACACGGCAAGAACTACATTTTTTAACAATATGAATATTCAAAGAAGAATACCATTTAAATATAATGAAAAAACAGACATACAATTTCAATGTGCAACAAATTCAGGTTCACACGAATTATCTGTATTTGGTGAAGGTATTTTAGTAGATTTGCCTAGAGAACCACAAGGATAATAAATGAAACAATTTGATGACATAAGATTTCAAGAATTAAAAGAGGGGTTATATGACCCTAATATTTTTAAAGCATTCTTTTTAGCAGGTGGTCCAGGTTCTGGTAAAACATTTGTTACAAGAGGTGCATTTGGTGGCACAGGTTTAAGAGTAATTAATTCAGACAATGCTTTTGAAAGTGCATTAAGAAAACATGGTCTATCTTTAAAAATGCCTGAAGATGAGGCAGAAGCTAGAGATATATTAAGAGCAAGAGCAAAAGGTGTAACAGATAATACTTTAGATTTATCATTAAAAGGTAGATTGGGTTTAGTTATTGATGGTACAGGTAGAGACTATGATAAAATTAAAATTCAAAATGATATGTTAAAACAATTAGGTTACGATACCTACATGGTCTTTGTAAATACTAGTTTAGAAGTTGCATTAGAACGAAACGCAAAAAGAGAAAGAAGTGTACCAGAATATATCACAAGAAAATCATGGACACAAGTACAATCAAATATCGGTAAGTTTCAAAATACATTTGGTATGAGTAACATGATTATTATTGATAATAGTAAAGATGACAGAGAACTTACTACAATGGTTATGAACAAAGTTGACAAATCAGTAAGAAGATTACTAAGTAATAAAATTAAGTCATACACAGCAAAGAGATGGATGGCTACAGAAAGAAGATTAAAAAGAAGATGAAAACTTTTTTAGAAGCAGTTATTGATATACCTAGAAGAACTTACGCTAAAGGTGTATTTGATGACGCTGATACAAACAATCCTAAAATTAAGGCTAATGTAAAAGCGTTAATTGATAAACAGATTGAAGAGTTTGAAACAGAATATCCTGTGGTCAAAACAGGACTAATTGGTTCTATCTTAACAAAAAGATATAGAGATGACGCAGACTTAGACATTAATGTATTGTTTGATGTACCAGTTGAAAAAAGAGAAGAAGAAAGATTAAGATTGTCTAAAAAGTATTTGTCTGCTAATAATCCAGATAATATTCAAGGTAAATTAATACCAGGTACAAAACACCCTATTAACTTTTACTTCATTACGGACATGAAAACTTATAATGACCAAGAAAAGAAAGCAGATGCTGTATTTGACATTGAAGATAACAAGTTTATCAAAAGACCAGATGATTTTACTTTCGACCCTAGTTTGTACATCAAAGACTTTGAAAAGAAAGTACAAGAAATTGATGTAGTAAAAGGTGAATTAAAAAGAGACATTATTGATTACAGAGAACTAGAAGGTTTAACAGCAGATGATGTTTTAAATTTACAAGATAAAATCAATGATAAGTTAGAAGAAATAGAAGATAGTATTAAAGATATTATTAAAATAGGTGATACAATTGACGCAGAAAGAAGAGCTGCGTTTGATAGAGATATGTCACCAGACGAAATAAGGAAGTACGGTATCAAAAACAGATTACCTAAAGCAGTAATTTATAAGATGTTAGAAAAATATCATTACTTAAAATTTTACAAGAAGTGTAAAAAAATATTAGATGATGGTAAAGTAACTGACAAAGAGATTGATGATTTAGAAATGCATGAAGCAAAAGGTAAATCTATTGCATTTGCATTTGGTAGATTTAATCCGCCTACAATTGGTCACGAAAAATTAATTAATAAAGTTAAGTCATTACCAACTAATGATTATAAAATATTTTTAAGTAGAAGTAATGACCCTAAAAAGAATCCATTATCTCCTAGAGATAAATTAGACATTATGAAAAAGATGTTTCCTTCTCATGCAAGAAACATAGAAATCAATCAGACAAACATGGTGTTAGATATTGCTACCATGTTATATAAAAAGGGTTATACAGATGTAACTATGGTTGCAGGCTCAGATAGAGTTAGAGAGTTTGAAACTATATTAAAAAAATACAATGGTGTATCATCAAGACATGGTATGTATGACTTTGATAATATCAGAGTAGTTTCTGCTGGCGAAAGGGATCCTGACGCTGAAGGAGCTACAGGTATGAGTGCAAGTAAAATGAGAGCTGCGGCTGCCAAAGGTGATTTAAACAATTTTAAAAAAGGTTTACCTAGAGGTGTTGACGCAGATAGTATTATGAAACAAGTTAGAAAAGGTATGAACTTAGCCGCTAACTATATGTACCTTAAAAATTTAAAACCAGTTGCAAGTTTAGAAGAGTTTGAACAACAACAGATTAGAGACCTTTATATTAGAGAACAAATTTTTAATATTGGTGACAAAGTAGATTATGTTAAAGAAGACTTTGAGGGAACAGTTGTCAGAAAAGGTACAAATTATATTGTAATAGAAGATAATAAAAATAATTTACACAAAGCGTGGATATGGGATTGTATTCCTATTGCTACAACAGATAGAGAGGCAGAGATGAGAGAACACAACTTAAATGTTGATTATGGTTTTGAAGCTGTGTCAGAGATAGAAGAAGATTTAGACGCTCAGCCACAAGATAGAGATGTAAAGAAGAAAAAAGGAACACAACCTAAAAAGTATTACAAACAGTTATCTAAAGATGTTAAAAATAAGAGAGCTGATTACTTTAAAAGTAAAGATACTACAAAGAATGATAACAAACCAGCACCAGGTGATAAGGGTGTTAAGACTAAACCAAGCATTCATACTAAGAAATACAAACAAATGTACGGTGAAGTCTATGAGATTGGTACACCAGAGTACACAAAACATACAATTGATATGACACCAGGTCAGGAAAACCCTATCAAAAAAGTAAAAGGTTTCTTAGATAGAGAACGAGAAAAACCTACTGAAAAAGATGTAAAAGAATGGGCAAGTACAGAGTCTACAATGAATAAATATAGGGAACGATACAAAGAAGAATGGAAGGCAAAACTGTCAGAGGTTGTTGCCAAAATGATAGAGAAACTATAATGAAAACTTTTAAAGAGTACGAAAACATTGATAAATCATGCGAAGAATGTATCTTTGAACATGAACAAGAAGGCATTTACGAAGCTGAGTATCAAGGTAAGACAGTAAAATTAAACGACCCTATTAGAGGTGGTTCTAAAAAGTTTTATGTTTATGTAAAAAATGATAAAGGTAATGTTGTCAAAGTATCGTTTGGCGATACAACAGGTTTAAGTATTAAACGAGATGACCCAGCTAGAAGAAAAAGCTTCAGAGCTAGGCACAACTGTGATAATCCAGGACCGAAGTGGAAAGCAAGGTACTGGTCGTGTTATCAATGGAGAGCAGGAGCAAAGGTAAATAACTAATGAGTAGATATAGAAAAACAATGGCACAAGCCATGAACGAGGGTGCTATTCAAATGCAGATAGCAACTTTGAAAAAGGCTTATGAGCCAATGAGAAATAAAAGAATCTCTTTAGATAATGCAAACAAATTAAGTCAGATTTTTAACAGATTTGATTCAAATAAAGAGATGTTAAAACAGTTATACAAGGCTGATATTCCTTTTGTGTCTGCTATGGCTACTTCAAGACTTATTAGTAAGCATAACATGAAGGCTCAAGAACTAATGCAAATTAGAAAAGAGGGCATTGAAACTTCTACAGATGAATTAAAACAAATTAACGAACACTTTTTAAGTGAAGGTGTTGGTCACATTTCAGGTTTCAGAAACGACAAAGAAAAAGCAAACATGATTTCTTTGGCAAAACAACATGGTTTAAAAATTGATGATAGTGGTTCTAAACTAAAACTATCTGGTAACATGAGAAAAATTTTAGACATGCAATTAGCCGCACAAA